TTATTTTTTTAGAGGAAGTAGGCTCATCACCCGGTTCTGGCTTTAACTGCCCCACCTCTTTATCGTCGGGCGCCACTACGTTGCCAAGGTCCTTGTAAAGCATTGCAAGAAGGGGGTCCATTTCAGCGGCATCCCCCTCGTCCTTTTTATTATCCGCACTGGAATCAGGATGGTCGCCCCCTTTATGCTCATCGTCTTGACGATGTTCCGCATCCCCTACTTGTTTGTAAAACTCTGGATTATGTTCGCTGAACCCACCAAGGGTGACTTCTTTTTGCTTAACAATAATCTCGTCCGGAATGGAATCTACCAGTTTTGGCATGGCTTCTTATCTCTATGGTTGATGTTTGGTTAAACCCTCTCAGGCACGGGGGCGGCTGATAGGGCATCAATGACGCCTTGCGGCAACCGCTGGCCTCCAGCACCGAATGGTTGTGGCGGTGGCGGTAGCGGCGGTATGGCGGCTTTGATGGCCCCAAGTTCCTCGATGGCTTGAGAGAGAATCTGTTTCATCTGCTCGGTGTCTTGAGCGGATTGTTGAACCTGCTGCACCAGCTGTTCAATAATCTGCATCACTTGAGCATCCTGGCTGACCCCGAACCCATCATTTTCCCCGTCCTTAAGTTCGAGGTTGAGGTCAACTCCGGTTCCGGACAGGCGGAAGATTTCATTGATGATTTCGTAGAACTTCTCCTTTCCTAACGCCTCCATAATGTTCGGCTGAACGAGAAGACTGGACACCAGCTGGACAAGGGTGGTTGCCGCCTGTGAATTGATGGTGCGCTCCGCGCCGTCACGGCTGGTAAAGATGTAATCGTGTAGCAGGTTGCCCTTCCACCCCGACAAGGTGTGCCTCTTAGGGCTTCGGGCGTCATAATCCTGCACAACATCCAATTCTCCATCCGACACAATGAACCCGGCGGCCTTAATCGCCTTGCTTGTGTAACGATTGAGCACGGGGACGCGAACATCCTTGCTCCCGCAGCACATAAAGCTCTCGTAAACGATTCGCTTCTTGGCTGAACGGAACTCGTCAATGGAATCGGAGATGAAATTGTAGACCGAGGTGGTGGAATTGGAGATTTCCACCGTTTCCGTGGCCGAAATTTCACGCGGAGAAGGCTGCCCCTGCTCGTTCGGGCTGAGAATCATCAGCCTCTCTACCATCGACAGCAGTTGGAGGATGGATTTGAAGATAAGATTGGTCGCCTCACCCGGCCTTGTCTCCACCAGCTTGACCACCTCCGCCGCATCAAGGCCCATCTCCTGCAAACGCTTTCTGCTGACCTCGATTACATGCGTTTTGGAATAGTAGTTCGTTCCCGTTGCCTGCTTCCTGAAGCTCTTGAGCTGCTCCTCGCTCAAATAGTCTACGTCCACCACCATCACCTTGAAATTGTCGGCCTTCAGCGTCATCAAGAGCTGGCTGAACAGATTGGTGAGCTGGTCTTGGAACGGCATCAACTCATGCGCCAGGGAAATGTTGACCAACCGACTGTCGTTCTCATTGAACCCGCAGTAGGCGGCTGGCCTTGACGGCATGAACTCGGCAAAGATAACCGTGTCATCTCCAGCAACAACGAAACGCACCCACACGGGGAACGGATACTCGCCCACGCCCCACTCCAAGGGCTTAATCTTCCGAAAATACTCATAGACCATGCAGGATTCATCGTGGCGCTCACCGGAATAAAGCCCGACGTTGGACAACCTGTCGTTCTGCTCCGGCCCGTTGATGAATGCGCTCTGAACCGGAGGCTTAACAGTGCAGTAATACTGATTGAAATAATCTGCGTATCCCGTGAAGAACCCTAGATAACCGGTTGAGTAACCCACATGGTCGCGATTGAAGAACATCGGGTTGTTGTGGATGTCGCCGAACCGCTTCACGTCCCAATAGCCCACGTATTCGCAACCGGTATCACTGTTGATGCTGGATAGGGGGTAGGCATTGTCCCAGAAGACGCGGCTTGGATGCGGGTTGCACCACGTAATACCCTCGCGGACCAGCTCCGATTTGACGGCCATCCTGCCGTTCGCATCATTGAATCCATCTCCATCCTTCTTCCATTGAACATCTCGCTCCCATGAGCATCTCGGAAAATCAACCGAGTGTCCGTAAAGAAGGGTATCCCTTACAACCTGAACGTCGTGGTGGCGGTAGTCATATTGGTCGCATATCACATCCACTATCTGACTTGTCACATCCGCCCTCAGCTTTCCAACAACCCCGGTGGAGCGGCTCTCGTATTTGTAGAACGGGTAGAGGTTCGAGTATTTGTTGCTCTGCGCCGCCAGTCGCCGCGTGATAATGCTGCGAATCAGGTTGATGTTGACCTCGAAAAATTTTGGCAGGTCTATTCCCGTGACCTCGCCCTTGTCATCGGTGTAAAGGTAAGGCTCGGCGCACCTGAGGCCCTTGAGCTTCGAAGAGCATGAGGAGATGTCGATTTTATTTTGGGCATACAACATCAGCGGGACGGTCTCCTTTGAGACGGGGGAAGAATCCCACGCCAGGTCCACGGCGGAATAAAGCTGATGATTGCTCAGGCTGAAGGAAACATGCTCCTGCAACCGGCTTCGCAGCTCCTTCCTGAAACGCTCCCTTGTTTCGTGGTCGCGCACCCTTTTCTTGCCCTCCTCGCTCTCCCTATCAATGGCCGGGTCTTCATTCGTTCGAAGGGTGAACAGTTCTCGCAACCGTTCGTTGGTGCTTCCGTAGGAGTTGAGAATATCAAAATCAATCATGGTGCGTCGCCTCGGTGTTGTTTTGGTTCGAGAGTATCTTGTGAAGCGGAAGAACCGGCACGTTGGCAACAAGGCCACGCTGCGCCAGATACCACCTTTCTATGATGGCAAAATGAAGGGAAATGGTTGGCTTGAATTTGTCGCTCTTAATGGAGCGGGCAAGCGTTGCATTATCAATAAGGAACATTTTGGCCACTTCCCACTCCGTCATCTTGAGCATCCTGCACAGGCGGAAGAACCGATTTCTACCCCATCCTTTATCCAAACCGATAGACTTGTAGTGCATCTCTATAAGCAGAAGGTTGGGGGTCACGTTCTTTCCGCCCCCGTAAAGCGAGCTGTTCCTCCTCATTACCCGAAGCCTCGGCCCGCCCAGGACAGCCCGCTCAAGCTTATTCAGCTTCCTTGGCTTTGGAGTTTTTTTATCATCCGTAGATGGCATTTACAGGCGGCTCCTCTTCAGGTTCCTCTTTGTCGTAAACAGCTGAATTCTTGTTGATGGAATCATCCGTTTTGATGGCCAGCAACACCGGAGACTCAGGGTCGACATCTCTGCTTTCCTCCCCATACGGCTTGATGGAGCGAATCGAGCCGACCGCGCCCTCTTCCGTCAGCTCATCAAGGACAAACTCCACATCAAGGCGACACTTTTGCCCCGGTGATTTGTTTGAAAAGACGGAACGGAGGTCGAGGTTCTCCTTGAAATCGAGCGTGATTTTATTCTTCAGGTCTGGCTTGTGCATATATTCAATAAGGATTTGTCCTTAACGCTAAGGTTTCACTGCCCAGCGAGTAACATATCGTCCTGTCCGTTTCTTTTGACAAGCTTATTTCCGCAGAGGGGCCCACTTCGTAGTAGAACATCGGGTAGGTGAGGCTGTCGAATTTGTGAATGTGTCGGCTGCGCTTGGGCTTCCATGCAAGCTCCGGCTCCCATTTCCCCTTCCCTGAGGAGGCGCTGACCTTCTCGCTTTCAAGGTGCATCAGCATCTCGTGAGTGTTATGGCAAGTCGCCGATATGAAGACCTCGTCCTGCTGTAGTTTGGCAACAAGCAAGCGCACCCTTGCCGGGACGGTATGCGGCCCCTTCGGGCATGGCTTGAGCTTGATTTTCCCACCACTAAGCCTCTCCACTTCCCATGCGTCGAAACTCCCGGTCGCCGCCCTGTATTGGTTGAAAGCACTATCGTCTGATATGTGGATTGCGCTGAATTCATACCCCGTGCGACCAGACCAGAGCTTGATTCGCTGCAATATCTCAGGGACGAGCCGACTGTAGGGCTGGTATGTTCCGATGTAATCCAGCTCGTCGATGACAAGCCATACGTTCTTCTGTTTTGTGGGAATGTGCTGTAGGAAGGTTACGCTGCTGTTCGCCGTTCCAAGGTCATACCCTATGACAAGCGGATGTCCAACCCTCGGAAGAAGCCCGTGACGCTTGATAGCATCACCCTTCCTGTGAATCTCAGGGGTGTAAAATGGCTTGAAGATGGAAGCCCCGCTTGGTCGGTCAATCCATTCCCCGCGTATAAGTCGAGCCTCCTCAACGGGGTCATGCTTGAGAATCGCCTTGAGGCTGTCCACATAGTCCTTCGGAAGCCGATGCAGATTCTCCGTGATGGGAACGTGATAGACCGCAAAACGCGGGTCGCGCTCGCCGGTCTCGGGGTTGACCGGCTCTTCAAGGAAAGTCTTGTAAACCCAGTGACTCGGGCCTTCAGGGTTGCAGCTGGCCGTGAACTGCTGAACACCGGTCACCTGGCGGCGACGCTTGAGCTGCGCTGCGGGATAGGTGAAGTAGTCCCTGCCATCGCACTGCGTCAATTCGTCCACATAGATAAACGACGGCGCAGGCCCCTTGATGCGCGGCTGGACGGCCTCGGAGTATGGGATACTAATAAGCATCACCTTGCTCCATCCACCGTTCTTCGTGCCTATCCAGATATGCCTGTCCTTCGTATTGGGGTCCAACCTCTGCTCCGTGTGCTCCAACCCTATCCCGTCCACCCAAGTTGGAATAACCAGAGTCATAAGGTCATGCCACGCACCCTCCTGACCGGCACGCATGGATGGACTAATAATAAGGGCTAGGGCGTCGTCGTTGTTGAAGCAGTGAAAAACCAGCTTATGAAGGAAGCCGATGGTCTTGCCGCTCCCCTTCTCCCCGTATCCAAGGATGTATGAGGATTCGTCCGAGAAGATTTTATACTGAACAGGATTCAGGTCCGGAGACCAGAAAAGCGTTTTCGGCGCAGGGGTAAACCCCGGTCGGTTCTCGTCGGCGAGAAGCTGCTCCTCCGCGTAGGCCTCGGCTAAGGCCTCAAGGCCGTCCTTTTGATTCACTTCTCATCTTCCTCTCCGCCCTCATGTAACTGCATCGGCGCGAATCCTTCTTGTTCCGCTTGCAGATTGTCGGCTATCTGCTGCAACGCCATCGCCGTTTTAGGGTCATGGTTGTGGCACCAGATATGAACAGGCTGATTGCTTCCAGCAATGAAGCCTATAACAACATAACCATCAAGAATCTCCGATAGTTTCGGAGCCAGATAACTAGCCACCTGTTCTGTTGTCATGCGTTGATGTGTTTTGGTTTTCCGATTCTGAGACGCCCCCATTGCCATTCACAAGCACCTTCGAGGGCTGCGGGCCTGTCACAATTTGAATGTTCGTCTGCGCCCCAAACCCCGGCTTGCCCCTCTTTCCACCCTCTCGCATCTTCTGCCGAATCATAGCCTGAGTCATGGCGCCCTTGTTGGCAATCTCAAGCATCTTGCGAAGCTCACCCGCGATGTTGATGTAGGCATCCAGAAGCATCTGCTCCTCTGTGAAGGGGGATAGACCCACGGAGCCAAGCTGATGGTCAGGCTCTACAGAATCCAACCTCGCTTCCAGCTGTCGCATCCGTGACTGCAACTTGATAGCCGTCAGGGTCACGCCGCCGCCTATAACGTCAATAGCCTGAGTGAAGTGTCGGTTGTAGAACTTCTGCAAGGACATTGCCACTTCCAGCTCGTCCGTCTTCAGGGGCAAGCCTGCAAGCCCCTTCTTCAGGAGTTCGTCTTCCTTTGCCAGGACCTCGGCAATCTGGATGTCGGTGGGGGCAACGGGGCCGTCCTCGATGTTTTCCCGGCCAAGCTGAACCGGGCGGTGCATCGCCTCGGTTGTGGAAAGTGGCTTTGGGGATTCGTCCCCCCAAACCTCCCGCAGCGCAATGCTGTCTTTAATGTACTTCCCCAACTCCCCCTTTGTCACCCCAAGCAACGCCGCCGCCTTTTTCCTATCGCCGGAACATCGCTCCAGCGCAACGTGAATTCGGTCTTCCGAGAATTTGCTCATAAAACAACAAGCCGCGTGGCGACAAACAACAGCAGGTATTTACCACATTTACAGCGGGATGCAATAATTTTGGACTTTTCTGCAATTTTTTCTTGCAAGCAATCCTATTCTATACAATACATACATACGCGCAGGCGCATGACGCGCACGCGCACGCGACAAAAACAATACACGCACGCGCACGCGCATAACGCGCACACGCGGGCGTCAAAAAGAAGAAAGCAAAAACCCATGCCATTCATAGCACCAGTCAGCGCAAGCACGCGGCCACTACTGCCAGCG